CAGGATCTTCCATATATGCTTTAGCCATTTTTACATACGTTCCTACATCACTGCCTAAGACATCGGCGTAGTCACTATGCATCATATTCATTACATAATAGAAGTCAGCCTTTTCTTTGATATCATGCTTGGCAGCAAGAGAATTTGTTTGCTCCATGCTCCAGTGCTCACCATGAGTACCATCGACATTTTTCATATGAGAAACAGCTTTCTCCGCTAAACGGTCATCAAAGTGCGGGCCGCAGATCAAGCAATGGATTTTGTACATAGCTCCATAAAATTCATCGGGGCAATGCTTCTTGATTCTCTCAAGAGCTTCACTGATTATTTCAACAAGCTCTTTTTCTTTTTCACGATCACCGGCAATCTTTTCAAGGTATTCCACGTACTTATGCATCTTTGCTCACCGCCTTTTTGCTCTCTGCTACAGCAGCAGTAGGCGTAACAGGCACAGGCAAGCTTGCTACAGCACCGCAGTTATATGCGCAGATATAGCCGCAAATAAGCACAAATGAGCTAGTATCTGCTGCTACCTTCAAAATATAATTTCTGCGTGTTCTTATCTGATTAGCATATAAATGATGACCGCATTTGCGTAGTACCGGGTACTGCGTTGCTGCCGTACCGATTTGAATTACTACCGGCATCAAATTTGTCGCTGTAGAAGGAATATCTTGAGCTACTCGAATAACGTAGTTCTCACAATTTACATAAGTTCCTTCCGGAATAGTTAATACAAGGTTATTCCCTGTAACCGCTACATCGGTTGTTAAAATCGTCCTGCAATTACACGTTGCCATTTTTATTTCATCTCCTTAATAAAAAACAGGGAAGCGTGACAGCTCCCCTGTTAATAGTCACGCTTTAAGCGGAATTACACGGTGCCACAACCGCCACAGCCATAAACACCGGTTGCAGATTGATACGGGCTGCAAGTGATGTAAGCCGGCTGCGGGAACGGACGTACCGCATTAATGATGTTAGAAGTCTGAGCCAAAGTTCCAAGTTGCAGCTGAGCAGCTTGCAGTTGGTCACGCAGTTCCTGCATAACATTCGCAGTCATTAATGCGCGAGTTGCTTCACCTTCCGCATGAATAGCAGAGGTAATGTCACAAGTGTTTTTAGCATTCTCGTAACGAACCGCGTCAATGTTACGATTGGTTTCGCAGCAGCACTGTTGAGCAGCGAAGGTGGACTGAGCAATAGCAGCCTGAACACCGCCGAAGCCTTGACATAAGTCTTTTTGAATACCGAAGTTTTGATTTGCGAGTTGATTAAAACCACGATCTAAAGTACTATTCAGATTGGTATAAAGAAATTCATTAGTCAAAGTATTTACAGCACCATTAGCGCCGCCTCCGAAACCACCGAATCCACCGCCGCCCCAGGCAAGCAGGAAGAATAACATTACTACCCACATCCAGCCGCCGCCAAACCCGGCGCCGTCTGCTGCTGCGGTACGGTTATTCAGATCATATACAGGCATTACGCCACTACCTTCCATAGTCATATAGAACATCTCCTTTAAATTTATTGTTTAAAATCATCTGGTGGCCACCGATCAGATTTTAATACCAAATTGAGAAAGCATTTGCTGAGCTTGCTGCGGATCAATACCACGTTGTTTTGCAAGATTCATAACAGTTTCTTTTAGCTGCTCAGGCGACTTACCTTGTGCCATTTCCATAGCACGCCCGAACATAGGGTTATTACCAAACATTTGCTGCATCATACCCATAGGGTTATTGCTGCCCTTGATTTGGTTAAACATTTGCATCATTGTCAACGGATTCATTTGCACTTACTGTCTCCCCCTTCACATATCGTTCTAAAGAATTTACTTTTTGCTGCAGAGCTTCAACTAATTCCGCATCAGCGTATCTCTTCGGAACCGGCTCTTTTTCAAGCGACAATTTATAATTTTGTATTACCGGCATCCCATTCATATCAATATACTTTGCATATATGCAGCTGTCTGCCGGGCAAGGAAAATATGTAAGGCTTCCATCCAAATCAATTTGAGCAGCCTTTACTTCGTCTAAGCTGGCTACTGTACGTCCTTTCATCATCAAAGGCATAGGTGGCTGCGGTACAAACTGCTGTGGCTGATATGTAGACATCTGCGGCATTTGTGATTGGTAATTGGCTAAACGCTGCTGTGTCACTCCCGCCATTGCAGGATTTACAGGAGCGTAGGGATTTATTCCATACATTGTTATCGCCTCCGTTTCTTACTTAAATTATCGCTTAAATCAGCCTTTATAATCCGTCAACATTCCTTCATATTTCCCTCACCAAGACATAAAAAATAAGGCAGTCACACTTATCATGTGACCGCCTTTAATACTCTCTTAACCGAATTATACGCCTGCCGCAAATCTCTTTCGACCGTTTGCACTGACGTATCTATTCGCATTGCTATTTGATAATTTTTGAGATCGTGAATAAACTTCAGTTCAATAATTTCCATCTGCCGTGGCGTTAACTTGGCTTCCTGGATTATTGCTTCAAATTCCTTACGGGTAGATCGAGAAAGCCAATCTCTTGCCTGCAATCGGCAATTATCCATATAATCACCTGCTCGCTGCTATCGCTCCAACTAATGCCCCTCCGATAAATCCCCATAAAGCCTTTTGTTTTTGCTTAAGCTCACTTTTGGATTGTTCTTTCTTTATTTGCTCGCTCAACGTCTGCAAGGATTTGTTTTGCTCTGCTATTGTTTTTTTGGAGTTCAATAATGATTCCTGCGCACTCGTTAGCTCGCTTTTGATTTTCTGATAGGATAAACGCTGCTCTTCGATTAGCTTCTTCAGCTCGCTCGAGTTCATCTCCTGCACTGCCGACATGTTCGACAGCTCGGTCAATAGATTCTCCTGTCTGTTTATTATCGTCTGTAATTCGTTGAACTGTTCCCGAGACATCGTTATTGTCTCCGGAAGTTCCTCCGCAGAACATACAGCAGGCAGTGATACAAGCAATAATAACGACCACAATAATACAATACCGATGATTATATATTTTTTCATACACGATTTTCACTCCATGTACATTATTTTCCTATTTTAACAGCCATATTCGCTACGTGCGCCGTTTTAGTCCGTTGCTTTACTATTTTTACAACAGTTTTTCCTCGGCGCACGAGCTAAATATGAACAAGGTTATTCTGATATTACAGGCCAAACCAACTATGCAACGCACCTAAAGCAAAGCCGATAATCATACCGGTCCAGAAAACTTTGCTCGCTAAATATTCTTTTACTTTTTCCATATTAGTCACCTCCTTATATAATCTTTACCAATTATGATGCCACCAGATAGCCTTGCCACGAATAACATCACCGCCTGGTTTCAGTTCTCCGTCGCCTGGCACATCTGGCAATTTCCACAAGTCCCAGCGTTCAAAAGTAGTTGCCGGGCCGTAGTCGTCTAAGTCTGCTGCTTCTGCATGTGTCATTACGGTATCGGCATTAATGTCCAATCCAAGATCCTCGCACAGTACAGCTACAACTTTTGCCATACTATCTATCTGTAACTCTGTCGGTGGCACGTTGCCAAAGTCGATATGCCCATCAGCATGAGCTACAGCATCTACGCAGCACGCTAAAGCGATACCTACAGCCCCTGTATTACGCCGCCATGTATGAGCCTTATATTCAGTTAAATCATCGGTTGTCGCCATTATGGCGCCGTCGCTATCAATGTTTAAATGATAATCACTGAAAAACTGGTGATAATTACCAGCTGACCAGTGTAGATAGATTTTATCAATATTACCTTTAGCCTTTGCTGCTAACTGCCGCAGCTCATCTAAAGTGATTCTTTTCGTCACCATTGTTCTCTGCCTCCTGTTCAAATTTATCAGGAACACCGTCCCCGTCTTTATCTACTAAACTTGTAGCTATAAAGGTCACAAATGCAACCATAGCCGGGCCTATAACCTCTCTTATCAGTGCCAGCAGGTCAGACATAACAATCTTATCCAACCACAACCACATATACATCCACGCAGCGTAATAGGTTAGAATCAGCAATACGACTGCAATAAAATAGCCTACAATGACAGCCATTATTTTTGGCGACATTGAGGCTACTTTATTTCTGGCACTCACTATTAAGTTTTTTATTTTCTCAAGCATTTATTACACTCCCCACGTTCATTGTCAGGAGATTTTTGCGGCAGCTGTAATGCTTTATGGTACAGCTCTGTGATTGCTCCATTACCGCCAAGTGCTTTATAACAGCTATACATATCAGTTATATTTTCCAAGTTATATAGCGGTATAAATCCATCTTCCTCAGACTTATGATAAATTCCTATGATCTCTGTCCTGAGCAGACTGCGTGTCGCATTATGAAGGGCTTCTGTTTTCTTACCTCGTTCCTCTACCTGCTTTTTGTAGTTTGAATATATCTTCCAAGCTACACCGATAAATCCGCTCTGTACCAACAGACTTATCACCATAAATACATTTGCTTGTAAATCCATTTCACACCTCTAGTCTAAGGTAATAGCGTCCAATTCCTCTTTGCTTAATGCTGCGGCTACCTCTGCCTGCTTACTCCAACCTTGCTGCTTACATTTCCCTCTGTGTAAACCTAAATCTACGTTCCACTTAATCAATTGTTCTACGCTTAAATAATATACGCTTTTATCTAATCTACCTTCTGGATAGCCACGCATTGGATAACCTTCTGGATAATGTTCTGAAAACTTATCTAGAGCTGAATTGATTGTATTAAGATCACTAGACACTGTAAGCTGCGTGTCCTTATCGCTATCATATCTTACTATCTCACCAGTGCATTCAGATATAAAACCGCCTGTGATTTTACTTTCAGTCCAAACGTCTACCTCTGACAGCTTGATAGCTTTAAGTTCTTCCAATGTAGGCTCAGGCGATGTATATTCACTATAAGTACCGTCAGCGTCGCGTATATATTCTTTACCGTCCACATTGCCGATCAATAATTGATAATCTTCCTCTGTAATTAATACAAACCCTTTTTCAAGCAGTTCTGTAACTTGTTCCTGTGTTTTTTCTTCGGCGACGTAAGTGTCACTGCGTCTGCCATTTTCGTCAAATTTTATTAAATAAGTCATACTTTTATTTCTCCTTATAGAAAATTCCACTGGATTTACCATCCAGTGGTGGGTAGGCAATACTGATGCTACATATAGAAGTATTAATTTCCCCAGAAGCTTTTCAACTTTGTATTATGCGAATGTTATAGCAACCAGCAACTGCGAAACATTTGTTACAAGTGTTAGTGATACCAGTATTAGTTTTACCCTATGTAATGGTTACAATGATGATCGCTGGAGTGGTTCACAGCCTTGTAGACTTTATGCTTGTGGCTTGACTTAACTTATACCAAACGCTACATATCTTTGTCCTTGTCCGGGCGACCCAATGGTAAAACCATTGTTAGAGATAGCTGTTACAGTTACTTGGTTCTTATATAATTGTTCACCTTTATTGTTATTAGTTTGCATTACAACCTGAAACGCTGTTGTAAAAGTACGGGGGAATGTAGTTTGATCGCCCCACTGGATGGTAAATCCAGTGGAATTTTCTCGCGCCCAACCTGCCGACCCTTTTGAAACAGTCCAACCGGAACCAATACTTGCATTACAAGCTGTTATAGTGCCAGCTTTTAAGTAGACCGGCGTGGTGCTGTCACCTACAGTACTGTTACTCGCAGTTGCCGTACCAGCATTAAGATAAATTGCCTTGACGCCACTGCCTACCGTGCTGCTCCCGAGTTTTGTTGCTGTAGTTGCGGTAGTTGCGGTAGTCGCATTAGCTACGTTGTTAATAGTGATTTTACTCGTTGTACCATCGTTCTTTGTTATAGTAATCGTTGCATCAGAATTACTCAGACCTGATAGTGATGCATTGATTGCAGCTCTTATTTTTTCAACTGTTACTAATCCCTCAAGTCCCATTTTTCCTCACCTCAAATCGTCAGAATAAAGCCGGCAAACTTTTCCGTACTTTGAATTATAATATTACTGCCACTTTCAACGGCGTCAACCATAACACTCTCATATGTACTGCCGTTAGTTCTATACATGCCGAGGAAGTGTTTTCCTGACGCCGCTAAAGTAAATGGATAATAGCCGTCTGATAATGTTCCCCAGTTAGCACTGCTTGCTGTAAATTCAGTTTTGAGTACTGTAGCAGCGGAAGAAGGTGGAGTGTAACCTAACGCCGCCGTAACATTAGCTTTAGTTAAACTAATTGTGCCGTCTGTATTAGTAATGTTAGAACCGATTTTTACACCACCTAATGCGATTGCCGTAGCAGCAGGAAGTTTGTAGTTATTTGCGTCAGCTGCAATACCGTCTAACTTGGTTTTATCTGCAGAAGCCATTAAGCCGTTTGCGGTAGTGGTAGCTACAGAATAAGTAGTATCGGTAAATAATGCGTTAGCCGGTACTGATTTACCAAGAGAATATGTCGTAGCTACAGGAACGCCATTAGAAAAGAATACCGGTTGTGTTGCTGAGCCAGCAGAAGTAGTCAACTTAGCAGCCGCTGCCGCAGTTTCTGTCTTTCCAAGTTTGTTTGCTATAGCTTCATTCATAGCTGCTGCACCAGTTTTATCTTCTGCAATGTAATCCGCAATTTCTTTTAGCGTATCATAAGTAGCAGGAGCACCATCAATCAGTTCATCTTTTACTGCAGTCTTTGCCTCTTCAATAGCACTGGTCATAGCAGTAGTAGTTGCGTAATTGGCAGCAGCTACTCCACCTAATTTACTACTGTCAGCAGCAGTTTCTGTTTTATCAAGCTTACCAGTATCTAACGCTTCAAAATTAGCGTTTATCGCAGCATCTCTTTCACGCTGCGTTCCAGTTCCAATTTTTTCTACAGTCATTGTAAATAACCTCCATCCAAAATTATTTTTCCTGTGAACGCTTCGCTCACATTTATAACAACGTTACCGTTATTATCTACGCCAGTATTAGCATAATAAGGATAGCTAACACCATCAATGGTCTTTGTTAAGCTGACGATGATAGGACTGCTCCCTGCCTGGTGTTCCTCGGCAGATATGGTCAGTACAGAATCGCTGCCAACCTTTGTAAAATCTTCTTCAGTAAAATTTTTGATATATACTTTGTCACCGGTTTTCTTAGTCAGCGACGCCAGTATAACGATGCCTGTAAATCTTTCGGGGACTTCGATAATAGTGTTTACTGAATCCATATATACGCCAGTAAGTACCATTTCATACTGCGGTTTTTTGACTTCCTTATAGACGCCAATAAGTCTGCTGTTCCCCATTGCTATAGTAAGACGCCACATGCCATTACTTTCAGTCCATCTGCTATCTGATGCCGTAAACTCTTTTGTTATAGTCCCGCTTTCAAAACGAAGTAAAATATCTTCTGCACGCTCTGCTGCGTCTTCTGCTTTTTCTGCATCTTCCTTAGCAGATCCAGCACTTTCTGCAGCAGCTGTTTCAGACTTCTTTGCAGATTCAGCGCTCGCCTGTGCCTGCTCCATAGCAAATTTAGGATTAGGTCCGGAAACAAGTTTTTTACCAGTTTTGTCCCAATAAAATCCTTCGTTTGGCATAGGTCGTGGTAACACTGTGGAAATATCTGTAGGAGCTGAATCTGATAAACGAATTGCTCTTATTGCACCATCCCATAATTGCTGACAAATTATTGTCAGTTTATCTAATGCTGCCTCAATAACATTAAACGGCCAATGTGTATCTAATTGAGATTCCTGCGTTATGGGAACCTCACGATATAAGACAAGCTGCCAGCCTTCTGGTAATACTGGAGGTCGCTCTGCTTCTGGTGGTTCTGCTCCTGGCGAATACCCCGGATAGAAAACAACTGACTTTTCCATATCAACGAAATAGTCTTTTGTTAGAGCAATTTCATTTAAATCAGGATCGACAAGTACTACATTAATATCGGTCTTTTCCAATATCTTAAAAGAATAGCCAAACTCTGTCGCTACACCGTTACCATTATAGATAATCCTATTTTCGCTATTGCCTATCATAATCTCTCTCCTGTTCTATAATAGGAATCATACCTTTTTCTTTTATGATCGGCATTAGCTGCTTATGTTCAATTTTCAGAGCATTTAGTTTTTCATTCAGGTCTTTAATAGTATTAGCGAAACCTATAACTTGACCGTTTTGGATTACAACAAAATTTTGCATAAAATATACCTCCAATCTTTAAAATAAATTTAACCCCTTCTCTTTGTTACTATCTTTTATTTCCATAAGCCTCTCCTTCCAAATAAAAAAGCGCCTACCGAAGTAAGCGCTTTCTATTAAATTCTAACTAACTTATGATACTATTTTATCATGTCAATATGTCGCCAAGTGTCGCCAAAAATATAACCGTCTCCGCTATCAAACCCAATAACCTTACATTAATATTTTAACTCCGTTTTATAGGCGTTTTGTCGGAAACTTTTTTTAATTTTTAATAACCCACAGGAGCAGGAATTAAAGTGAGTTTCGTATTGATGATATCAAGTGCATCACACGATATTTTAATTCCTATGTCTTTTATTGTTGTGGCAAAACATTGAGATTTTTCAGGCGTATTACAGTAGTTATACAGCTTTAAAACTTCATGTAGAGCAATCAGTTTACCTTCTAAATCCTTTATCTTCTTCTGCAACTCTGTATTCATAGGTGCATTAACAAGCATAGGTCTTTGCGGCTCACACGACGATTTTACCGGGAACAATTCAGCAGGTGTAAATTTTCGATTTCTAGCTTCGTATATCTTTCTAACTCCGCTTTCAGTAAGCACCAGCAATGCAACGATTGCATGCTTAATCTTATTCTCTCTGCGAAACTCAAACAAATCACGTCCACGTAAGAAATAAAAATCTACGCCCTCTGTCATAAACCAAGGTCTGCGAATATAATTTTGAATCGACGATGCATCAACATTGAAGATCATAGCTATATCTAACTTAGTTAATACCGGTACGCCTTTCCAATATTTTACTGTAGGCTTATATGGCTCATCAATAAGCGTTTGCTGCCTAGCTTCATACTTTCCAGTCTTGCGTATAGCCGGGATAACATCATGTGTTACCCAACGCTTAAACGCTTTCGCTTCAGGTTTGCGGCTAGAAAGTACAAGATTGTATAAGCCGTATTCGTTGACGACGTTTATATTATCATTACCCTTGTTTATGCCCTTAATGGAAATAAGGGCTTTCTCATCGTCATCTAATCTACGAATAGTATTTGTTACCTGCCCTAATTCCAATGCTCGACAAACATCTGCAGCAACAAATAAAATCTCGTCCCCTTGTTGAACTGTCCTTATTTTCCCAAACACATCGTTTTCAAAAATTTGTAAATTCATTATCATACATTCCTTTCAAAGTCCCAAAAGAAATGATATAATGTATTTATCATCCTTTCGGGTGGTGTTATAAGGTATTGCCTCTTGTTTTAGCGGACAGGGCAATACCTTATTCTTTTTGCAGCAAAATCTTAATCCCTCTTCTAACTGTTTCAGCTTTAGTTATGTTATTTTTTTTGGAATATTTTTCTAAAGCATCGTTAGTGCTTTTATCAACCCGCACTTTCAGGTCAATATCTTTGGGATTATCTGTTTTTGGTCTGCCAGTTCTTGGACTCATTTATTTCACCTCACTTTTCGAGTTCCATAATATCATTGTAGTTTAGTGTACTCAAAAAGTCAAGTGTTGAATCATATTTTTAACTAATATTATCAAGAAAAGATATAAAAATCCCAATTGGCATAGCAACATGCTTGTCAACTGGGATCATCATATATAAATTTATAAAATATGCAATATTCTAAATTATTCTTTGTTTTTACCAGTAAAGAAAAAATATATTTTTCCTAAAATTATTAATGGTAACATAACTAATATCCCTATAGGAAAAATCAGAGATTTTAAAATAATCATAATTATTTCATCTTCGTCTTTTGAAAAAAAACTTAAGATATATAAAACAAACAACAAACATTATACACAAATATGGCTCCAACCACGGCCAAGATTTAAAAAGGCTCATACTTCCATAACCAGAAAAAGGATCTCTTACGCTCATGTTCATCGCTCCTATAAAAATTATCAGCAAAGTATGCATATTGCGAATATATTATATCACATCAACTATAAATGTGATATAATTGTGAAAAACGGAAGGAGCATTATTTATGAAAAAAATTACACTTGTTATTTTTGCTTTTATCTTTTTATCTGTTTTCAATTTATCTGCCAAAGTTATTGCTGCTGGTAGCACCAATGTAGATGACTTATTTCTAATCAATTGCGGGCCGTTACAAGCAGAAAAATATACCACTATTAACGATGCTTCACGCATTTTAGGCGAAATTCTAACAGAAAATTATATTTATAGTGACGGTGTTGCCAGAAGTAGCGAAGCAACTATATTATTTGAAAATGGTATTATAACTTTAAATTATAATGATAAGCCAACTATAAACAAAGATGACTCTGGTAAAATATATAAAATTATTTGCACTAAGCCCAACGTATCAACTATAAGAGGAATATCAATCGGTTCTTCAGAAAATTTAATTGTTTCTAAATATGGAACTCCGGGAACCATTATTAAAAACACTAAAGCAGAATATAATGGCATTGTATCCTATTGGTATGCCTATCATAATAAATATAATCCGATTTGGGCATTATTTTTTGGAATAAATTCAAAAGGTCAAACTTCTGCTATAGGTTTTACCGGTAGTGCAAAAGGAATATAGTCAATAAGTTAATTGTGAGAAATAATAAGAGAAGGGATATTATGAAAAAAATAATTTTATTATTTTTAATTCTTGTATTTTCTTTAATCACAAATTTATGTGTTGCCAATAACTTAGATCCAGCTCGCTGGAGCTGGGTAAGTTCAGATAACCAATTTGGTTATTTTATAGATAGAGGAACAATTACATTTGACGATACAAAAGCAACCGCCTGGGTCGCAAGAGTAGAACCATCTGAAAACAAACAGATTTTAATACAAACTACTTTTTTTAAAAAAGATTTTTCCTTAGTAAATTTGTACATTATTGCCTATAAAAACGGTCAAATAGAAGATTCTTATAAACCACTTTATAAAATAGAACCTATTATTCCAGGATCTATAGGGGAAGAAGTATTTTTTCATCTATTAAAATTAGTTGATGATGGCAACGGGAAATATATAGGCATATAAACCCAACCAGATATTAAAGGAGAAAAATTAATGTTTAAAAGGATTCTAGTAATTTCTATAATTTTTATTTTATGGTGTTCAAGTATAGCGTTTGCATATGTTTTTGGTGGATCTAATTTAAGTTTATCAATGTATCCAGAATTCAATTCATATTTACCTTACAATCCGAGCAAATATGAAGTTGAACTTTATGTCGAAGAAGCAAAGAAATATGTAGAAAACTGTAACAATGATATCCAGCGTATTCAAGAAGCAAAAGCTGCGGCTATCCGTGAAGCAAATGACGCAATTTATAGATACAACAATGGATTCTGAGAAAATATAAACCCCCTCAAATTTGAGGGGGTATTTTTCTTTTACCGTTCTTTTTTCGGCCGGCGCCTAAAGATGTCGCCAACTTCCGGTTCCATACCATTGAACAAGATATCATATCCGTTAAAGAATAATTTATTTAACTGTGCAGGCACGCCTAATGCTGTTCCGACAAAAGTCGCAGTAGGTTCAATCAATTCATCATAATCTGCTTTTTTCTGCCAAACCTTTTGCACCTTACCGGCCGCACGTTCCATTTGCTCTATCGTGCCTTGCACTGCAGTCATTCTATAGCCGTAGGTCTGCATACCTAAAGCTCTGCTCCAGATAGCATTACCAACCTGCCCAACTGGTCCGGCTAAGCTCATAGGGTAAGTAAGTAATTCTTTTGATATTTTTTTATATTCGTCCTTATCTTCTTCAAATGGATCTTCGGCTGACAGCATCAAGTTTATAAAAGCAAACATTATAAACTTGGCCCCCACAAACGAAGTAAGACGCATTATGTCTTTTTCTTTCAAGAAGATATTATACTCTCTTGCCCATTGGTTATACTGTGTGTTAAAGAAGCCCTGGAAAGTAGTAAACAGTTTAAGCATAGGACCACCACGTAAAAGCGGTGCAACCTCCGTAACTCTGCTGCTGCCAAGTGTACGTCTAATAACCGTATTGGCAAAATCCACAGCTTCAGCTTCGCCTGCACCAGCCCTGATTTTCTTGCCATACGCCTGCATCCATACCGGAATAGCCGAAAGATTATCAGTAGCGACCAGTAACCTTGTGCCAAATTCAACAGCTTTCTTTTCTACAGGGTTCAGTCTTTCCATTTCTTTCATATCCCGCAGGGAAATATCAGGAAGCACAGACCTTTCTTTCATCCAAGGGGATTTACTATAAACAAATTCCTTAGCCGATTTATAACCTTCTGCAAGCTGCATATTCATACTGTAATTACTAACAGCAGCAACGACATCACTATATCCAAAACCATCTACAGCATTCCCATAAAGCAAAGGGTTACCCAAGTTCTGAACGGCAGTTTTAAGATTAAGCATAATAGCAGCATTTACAGTACGGGCTCTAAGCCAGTTAGCAACACTGCCCATCCAACTTTCACCAACAGAACCGCTGTTAGTACCTTGAGGATTTGCCGCACGTTCAAGATATTCTTTAAAGGCAGCGAAATCGGCCAGGCCTAACTTTTCTTTTATCAGTGTATACATTTCCTGATCGTTCATAATTTTGCGGAAATCGCCCATAACTTCACGGAAACACAGATCATGTATTGCATCCATAGCAACATTAAACTCTGCTCCACGCTTTAGATTAACAGGATATTTAGCCTTAACACGCTCTTTCAAATGTCCTCTTCTGGTACTCATCGTTCTAATATTGCGTCCTTGTCTGGGGTCAGTATCAGAAATAACTTCTTGACCAGCATGTTTAGAGCCAGTATCACCGTCACGCATAAGTGGGAAATAACCGCCACGCATAACAACAGTCTTGCCGTCTGCTAGCGTCAACTCTACAGGAGACGCTTCAACTTTTTTAGGACTAAATCCTGTCCAACGAGTTTCAAGTGCTTCCATTTCAGACCAGTACAGCTCTGCAATGTCTATCTTAGCCTGTGCATATTTTATATCCGCTTCAGTAAGATTGTGCCCTAAGAAGTCAAGCAAATTGATTTTAGTCTGCATGATATCGCCATCTACCCACAAGGCAGAATTTTCAAAACCTACTGGCCTAGTGCTGCACAATACTCTGGCACTGCTCTCGTTACCTAAATTCATAAGCATTTTTACTAAAACATGCTTATCTACGGAAGTACCTAACTCGTCATATTTCTCCTGATAATCGGCCGCCTTTTCTGCAGCTTTATCCGGCAGCCACTCCCTGTAAGCCTGCGCTGTTTTTTCTTCATATTCTAAAATTTTTCTTGTTTCATTATCGGCTGCTTCACGAATAGCGGCGCCAAAATGTTTGCTGAAAAATCCATACTGCCAATCGTCCATCATTTCAAAAAGATTGTCCGTACTACGTAAAGACGCTTTTAGCTTCTCCATTACTGTAGGCTGCTGTGTTACGCCAACCTGCGGATTCCAGATAGTTTTCAGTTTATTAAGTGTTTCCTGTGCTTCAACTTTAAATTCAGCATAGGTAACGCCTTTCTGTAAGGCATTGATATTCATTTCCTGCTTAGCAATAGCTTTGATATTTTTAAGTGCATTTACTACATCTTCAAGTTGGCTTGCAGTCATGCGTTCCCGGGGGTTTGTAATGCTAACATCCTCATCCATTATCCAATCGGCAACTGCAACATTATCATAAAGATCGTCCATATCATTCAGATATTCTGATAAAGTTTCTGTTTTCTCAAAACCAGAATAATCTTTACGTTTATAGCCAAATCTTTCCATAATTGCTGCGGCTTGGATGAAGTTTCTTTCATTACCCCAAGTTTCCTTTTTAGCTTTTGCCTGCTTTCTGAAATAGTTCTGCCACTTAACATACTGATTGCGCAATCTTACACTTTCAACAACACAAGCGTGATTAAATGCCTGGACATTTTTATATCGGACCGCAGTAGAATAATCATCATTTTCCAAGGCTACAGCAGCTTTTGCTGCAGCATTTCTTTCTGCAGTAATATACTTTTGAGTATTTAAAGCCTCCTTTAATTTTACTCTATTCTGCAGGTCCATCTGCGCTTGGATTTTAGCTGTTTGTCTACGTGCAACAGCAAGCTTTCTAAGTGTTTCAGCATCACGCTGTCCTTTTAATAAGCCCTGCGCTTTATCCTCAATAAGCTGAGCTTCAGTGTTTATCAAAAGACCGCTCTCGTCATTATACATAGCGTCACGCGCAGCCTCCTCAGCAAGCCCACGCTCTTTATAAATATCAGGGAAAGCATCCTGTACCATTTCATCAATATGCCTATTAACAGCACCAGTAAAAGACGGTTCAGACATAATAGTTTTTGCCAGCTCGTCACCAGAAGTAAAACCATTAGCTTCAGCAATCATATCAAAAGTTGCCATTTTACTTTCATCAAAATTGCCTTCTAAATATCTATTAGCTACGCCTTTAGCTGTTTTCAAATCAGATGCAATATCAAGTATCTGCTCCGAAGCCATATATAACGGCTGTTTTGCAATCGCTTCTTTGACCTGCGGCTCTACATCTTCACGATATTTTTGAATTCGGTCTTTACGCTCCTGATTGAAATTAACAAGACTTTCTTTTGTTAACATCTGCACTGCCTTATCGTGAGCTTTAGCAGCAAAATTGCGTAACATTTGCTTACGTGGTTCAGAAAGTGCATCTAATACAACATCTGGCAACGCAGAAAAATAACCGTCAATACGTTCCATCTCTGCAATTTGATCTTCACTTGCCAACATACGGTCGAACACTTGTCTTACCTCATCGTTGATAGGCACAGCATTTTTGTTACGCCTATCTGAAAAGACTGCATCATAAATAGCCAGCAACCATTTTTTAAACCTATTAAAGACAGGTTGCAATTCTTTTGACGGAGCCTTCCCTTCCATCATATAAGTCTCGGCAGCTTCTGCCCAACGTTCATGCGCAGCTGTTTTTTCTTCCTGTGACAAGCTATCCCAGTCTTTATTGACACCAGCATAATCAAGCATAGTCTGACGATCTTTTTTCATCTGTTCTGTAGCATTAGGAAGTGCTCCCTCACGCATAAGATTTTCAATGAAGTAATGACCTACAGCTTCATGAATTACCGTGCTCATATCGGCACCTTCAAACAGGTTAATAATTGCTTTACCTTCTGCGTCCCAGGTAATAGCGCCTTTTTTATCGTTGTTGACTTTCTGATTGTAACTGTTGATTATCTTTATTGCCTGATCATCAAAAATTACATACGCTTCTCCATCTCTTTCTCCAACATATCTAATGCCTTTGATCCCTAATTTATTTAAATGTTCAGAGGCCGCTCTGGCAGGATTTTCTGCTCCCAGCCTCTGCATTTCAAATTTTATTTCCCTGTAAAAGCTTTTACCGTCATTTGCACTACCGCCAATTCTTTCTAATTCAGCTTCAATAATCGCACGTACTTTAGGTGGTTGCTTTTCGATAGTTTTATTTTCATGTAGCAATACAGCATCTTCAGGGATATCAGCCTCAACTAAAGAGCCTTCGTCGGTACTTCCCTTCAATCTATCCCTGTACCGCTTAGCGGTATTTTTGCTGAAAGCAAAATACAAGCCCCATCCATGGGCTTGTATGCCTGTTCCTGTCCCAATAGCACCCAAATCAAACTTTTCAAATTTATGCGGGCTTCCGTGAAAAGCGGTCTGGTAGTATCCCTGCATTTCTTCACGTCTCTTGCGTAGCGCATTTTCATCTGGTATACTATTATTAAGAAGACTGTTAAGGTCGGTTATTCTGCTAGCGGAATCGCTGCTAGGAGAAGGTAGCCACTTGGCAGTCTTTTCTTTATTTACATATGATACTCTACCTTTTTTTAGATTGTGTTCTATAAACCAGTTATAATCTGTACCACTTTCTCCACCTTTACCATAAGCACTCGCAATCGCATTAACTTTATACCAACTACGTTCTACGTCAAGTTCTAAAGGAACAATAATAGTAGACCCCTGCTTATCCTTTAAATCAAGCACTACAATCTTACGACCGGCATAAGAATCCAATATCATCATTGGATCGGCCATTGCACGAGGAATTTGTTTCAACAGTTCTGGTGTCATCCCGTCAGAATGTCCATCAAATATATGTTTTATTTTGCTGCCATCAATAGTTACAGGCAAAATTTTACCGCCTGCAAGTCCCAATGCAAGCGGTGTCGTCATAACATTATAGGTTTTGGTATCGTTTATTTTTCCTGCAGTATACTCATCTACAATGCCGGCAAAATTATTTTCATCCTCAAGCAATTTTTCGTTAGCACTTTTAGTTTGCATATACCGACCGCCAGGAGTGCTGACTACACGCTTGAAGCTTACAGGGTGATCTCTGAAATATTGCATAGGATCATCAGGATTAGCGATCATTGCACGACTTGTTAAAATAGCCAGGACATCACCAGTTTCTTTTTGATTTAGTCCCGCTTCAGTCAATTCATTTCTAAAAGTATCAACTGTAGTTCTAAATTCTTCGTCGTTCTCCAACGCTTTTTTATAAGCGCTTTGGAGAGCTTTTTTATTTCTTGCACGTTCTTCTGTATATCCGCCCTGCTCAAATGCTACGCTATTACTTACAGCCTGAAAAAAGCCAGGATTTTGAGCCTCTGCTGCGCAATACGTACCCATTGGCATTTCAATATCCTCACCGCGAACGGCAGCTGCCTGCAATTCAGAAGCCTCTATCCCGAAAGTATCTTTTACATCCAGATTAGGATTTTCCTGCACGTATGTAAAAAGGGTTTCAGCATCTATATAAGCCTTTTCTTCTGTGGTTTGATTCAACACTAATTTACTGGCAGTAATATCTACATCCTTACTGTTTTTCATTGCTTCTGCAGTACGCACTGCCTGTTCCTGAATCGCACGGTTAGCATTACGATCTACAGCAACACTAACAGAGCCACCAAGCCCACCGAATACTGCTCCTATAGCACCAGAATAAGCGCCTCTTTTAGTAATCTCACCAAACTCCTGATAAAATTTAAGTATTTGTTCCTGAGTAGAAAGATTCTCATTTTTAGCCCATATTTCAGCAGCCGCATCCGGGTATTCTTGAATCCATTCAGTAATACCTTCTGTCAATGCAGTTTTAAAAACCTCTTTAGCCTTCCCACCCATATTTGCTATTTTAGCGGCTCTTGCTCCTGCTCCCATAACTTTGCCCAAACCAACTTTTTCAAGAGCAGACTGCGCAACAGCATTTAACGATGCCGCAGCTCTGGCTCTGTCATTAGATACACCAGCTTCAGTAAGGTCTAAATATTGACCGCCTGCAATCTGGCTACCCATAAAAGCCGCCGCACTCCAACCGCCAGTGCTAATTGCTACGCCGACCTGTGCCGCTAATTGTGGTGCATTCTGCAGTAAATCGTAATAAAACTGCCCTGCTGCAGTCTCTGCCTTTACTTCTTCTGGCTGAAATATCTCACTGCCACCAATGCGTTTAGCTTCTGTGCCAATAGTTTTTAATTTTTCACCGCCAACAGCATACAAAAGCCGCCCTATCGTATCTGCACTAAACACTTTAGATTCCGTGGTCAGCTCAACATCTTTTTTGTCTGTTCCTAAATCAGCCAAGAGCGCAACTGCACCATAACCACTACGAGCAACATTCTTAAAGCCATTTTTCAGTGCTGTAATGCTTTTCCAGTTATTCTCTTGTTCGCCCCAAAATTCTGCAGCTTTAGTGCCGGCAATGCTCATAAGCACCGGGTCTTTTAACGCCTCTGCTGTTCTTGGTGCTATCTTCTCATATTTATTCCAGTCATAATCAAAGTTTTTAGGTAAATAATAATCGGGATTACGAGCGGCCATTTGAAGCGATATATTATTTGCATTAGCCCCTTGTAACGCTTTAGTCTTTAAGTCGTCTGGTATAAACTTTCCTGCTGCTGCTACATCATACAATATAGACCTTGCCATATTATCACTCCTCGTTAATTTCTCCTCTTAATGCTGCTAAGTGACGCTGTTTTATAGCTTCCAGAGTATCACTAAAACTCATTGCCGCTAAACCAGTACGCTCACTTGCTCCCCAATCGCTAAACCATGGAGTGCTTTCATTTTGCTGTACTACTGTTTCACTCTGCTGCGGAATATCCAGCAAATGTGGAGCAGCATCTACACCATCACGAACTGCCATAGCCGCAATTTGTTTATTGAGCTCTTGAATATCCATTGGACTATTATAAACAGTCGCATATTGAAGCGCCGAAATCTGGTATTTATCGTTCGGATTTATGGATTCAAAGATTGTTTTTGCCTGCCCCAAATCAATATTATTTCCGTTCTGAATCTGATATGCATCTATATAAGGATAAAGCTTAGGAGATAGACTGCTCTTTAAGGAACCCCATTCACGTTGTTTGCTATTAAAATTTTTGAAAATGGCTTTATTCTGCAAAATCCCTGGTCTATCCTTCGTACCATACAATACATCATAGCCTTCCGTGTATCTTGCATCAGGGTCAGTTACAATTTCTAATTTATTATCCAAGAAAATTTGAGCTTCTCCTCTTTCCACCGGATCAGAAAACGCTTCATTGATTATAGTAGCTAACTGTTTATCGATATCCTTATTTCTCGGATCTTGATTTCTAGCAAAAGCAAGCAATCTGCTTCTATCAGCTTCGCCTAAGACTGTTGCGTTTTGATTGATTAAAGATACGGCTTCTGCTGGCGTTACAGTACTATTTGTAATAGCATCTTTGATTTCTTTATAAATGCTGCTATTAGATACAGCGGCAGCAGCTTTGCCTTGTATTCCAATCAAATCATCACCGAACTTTAAAAGGTTCATTTCAATATCTGCATCGCCTCCAGAAACACTGTATACAAGACTTTGAAATTCCTTTGGATCAATAACGCCAGTCTTAAATTTGTTCCACATTTCTTGTTGTACGCTATCAATAATTCTTTTCTTATGGTTATTTTTTATTGCATTGTTATTATGAGCTTGAGTAACATAGGCATTCCATGCTTTTTCTTTATCTTCTATGGATACATTTCTTCCTCTAGGTCTTGCGAACCCAGAAATATTTGCATAATCAAGCGGAATTTCTGCAACTCCATGATCTCCACTTTGTATTACCATTCCAGTCTTTGCATCATATATCCCAACATGATCAACATCATTTGGGTCTTCTCCGTAATGCCAATAAACAATATCACCACTTCGTAATTGAGACTTGTCGGTAAAAATCAATCCTGCGCCTTTCATATCTTCAAATTGTGTAGGAGCCCAAGCATTTCCTTCCTTGCCTCCACCTGCAGCAATCCAATTATTACTTCTTATCGTACATGTGTTAGTACCATAATTATTCCCAATATCTTCTCTTGCACTCCGCACAGCGGCTTCACCATCATATCCAAAGTTATCACCATAAATATACTTCCTGGCAGACTCATAATCATCTCCAAAACGTTCGTATATATTTAAGCCTGTATAATATTCGTACTCTCTTTCTTTTCTGGCATGCGCAATTCTAGAATAAGAAAGTCTTGTTTCCGCAGGCATAAAGGCACCCCATTTTTCAATAATCGCGCCAGCTCTGTCAATATCATCATTCGCTAAAGCAGTTCCAACAAGTGCGGCCATTTTAGGTGATAATAATCTTTTTGCTTCACTTTTTATAAATTCAGGATCTTGCCCCGCATATCTATCCATTAAAATAGTTATACTTTTATCAAATTCTGATTTTATTAACTCATCATTATCATAATTTTGCATTGCAAAATTAAAATTTTCATCAATATTATTTGATAATGCCAAGTCTTTGTTAGCCTCAACCTGTTTATATTCATGTTGGCCAACTAACATAAATCTTTTCTGTGCATCGTTATTAGCCCAATTATTAAAAACACTAGAAGTCTTATTCAAACTGAATTTATATTTCTCCATTATCTCCTGTCTTATTTTTTGTTCTTCATTCTGAAATTTCCCCGCTATCCCCTCTGCATTAGAATATTGAGCATGCATTAAACCATCTTTCGGGTTATATAATAAATTAGAAATACGTTTATCATATTCAGCATCAGCTTCTACAACTTTAGATTGCTCAACACTTTCGATAAATTTATTATAAGCTTCATTTGCAGCCCCCAATCCTCTACCAATAGCCTCATACCCAGCGCCATTACCGCCGTAGCTGTTTAAATCGCCTGGTCTTTGTACTTGCCCCTGTATTGTATTTGGATTTACTTGCTCTGCATATTGACTGAATTTCATTCTGTTTGTACCTCCTTTGGGGTATAGAAAAAGCGCTTTAACAAATTGTTAAGCGCTTAAAGGTGTGTTATAATGTTGTCCGAGATAGTTTGATAGTCGGATTCTCTCCCTGTCAAGGGAGGTGATAGCATGACTGTATACGAAGCCTTATCTTTGATGGTAACCTTTGGTACACTCGTTGCTATCATTTTGTCTAATCGCAAGTAATTTTACTTACATAAGACAAAAGACCAACTAATGGTGTAGTCGGCCTTTTCTTCAAGTCTATACTTTTCAGGAGAGAGCTGACATGCCAATATCAAGCTATCTCTTTTCATTTATTATATAATACATTCCGTACTAATGCAAGCACAGTCTGACTCAATCCCGATACAGTCCGAATTAATACCGATACAGTCTGTAAAATAGCAAGAAAATAAGCCCTGCACAAGGGTTAGCTGGCGGGCTCGTTTTCAAGTACTATTTGTTACAAGATGAGCCGACGCTACTACCCGTCAAGCTATCTCTTTTCGTTTATTATATAATACATTTCATATCAATGCAAGTTAAAATAAACTACCATAGTATAGCCCATATTTTTTGGGATTATAATTTCCAAAGGTCAGATTACCGCTGTTACCCCAACCATAACCATTACCACCTCTGCCATAAGATTGGGCTGCTCCGCCAGTTTTCCCGCTCCCGCCAAAATTGTTATATACGCTGAAAATGTTCGCAGCCGTTCCAAGAATAGTACCCATATTCTGTTGCTTAGCCTGCTGTTTAACATTGTAAGCAGAAGCTCTTGCCGCATTAGCCTGATTTTTATAATTCACTACACCAAGATAGTTGCTCCACTGGTCGTTACGCTGATTACCTAAAAGCTGATTACTGTCTTTTCTATATGCTCTAAAGCTCGAATCACTAAGGTCAAGAGCTGTACCCATATCCCCGCTGATACCGGCAGCACCAAATGCGGCCGCCTGCTGACCTGCCGCAATACGGCGTCTATCATTGAGCTTTTGTTGTTCATAAGCATATTGCTCTGCTATCTGTTCACCACGCTTTGCCTGAATATCAGCATTTTGTTCTGCAGCCTGTGCCTGCGCATCATAATACGCCTGCTGTGCCTTAGCCTGCTGATTTGTAGACGAGATGGCAGATACACCCTGTAATGCTGTAAGCCCTATACCTAATGTCATTGGATCTATACACATTATATACTCCCCTCCTCAATTACGAACGGAAGAAACTCTTTTCCGTTCTTTTTTATTTTTATCGGTGCCAGGAACATTGCCCCAAGTCTAGCAAGCCACCGTATCGAAGCAGAATTGCCACTATAAACATAATTATAAAGCCGTCCATATTCTTGCACCCATTTCTTGATTAGAAGCCTTGCAGCGCAAATAAGTAGCTCTTTTTTGAAACAGCTTATCCTTTTTGTCCCCAACATCCAAATTTCTTTGCCCGGAACACTGGAAACAGCAGCTAACCCTACAATACAAAGAATATTATCTTTCATATCCCTGTAAATATAACAATGTTCTGCATTTTCAATACTACCGGCAATCAGCATTACTGCATCTTCATCGTATGCTTCTAATTCCTGCCTGTCGCTGTCCCGCAAATCTTTCAGCAACGCTGCAGCAATCTCTATTGCATTATCGACATCCGCTACTTCAACCTTGTATTTTTTAGCCACCAAATGTCACCTGCCTTGTTACGCTTAATAAATTAAATGGGTACGGCTCACTGCTTGTAATGCACAGCCTTCCGTCTCGATCAAACCCTCCTGTCGGCGGAGTAGCCTTTTTATCTCCACTATACAATTTCATATTTTCAGTCATACTAAATTCATCATAGGCGATAGCATCCTGATTCCCAAATTCGGTGCCAACTTCACCGCCAAGAGTATTCTCAACTCGTAAAATCGCTTCTGAGACCTGTTTAAATCTTCCCTGCATAGTTCCGTCCTGTAACTGGATTTCAATGTTTGGAAGCTCGATATTCATAGTATATGGTAATCCTGCAACTGCACGTTTAATTTGTATCGGCAATTTAACAGTGCCATCATCCTGCACCGTATAATTTCTCAATACACGTCCATCTCCCAACACAGAAATTGTATTACCGGCAAGATGCCCCAGTCCTGTTAAAGTATCTGTTGCTTCCTCCATATCGTATTTTTTAGCACAGTCCAGCATTACATAATCATTCGGATTGTCACCATCATAATTATTATCAAAGCGTTCAATATAGCGAACCGTCTCTCCATTTACCACACGTTTTACAACAGCGTAGATACTATCTTCGTCCCCTTCTGGAATATTCACGACAGCTTCAAATTCGCCGTCAGTAATGATCCTGGACCATGCGTATACTTCCTGCTCTCTTATATAAGACAGGCAAGCGATCGTGCCATCACTACGCACGAAATAAATTATACTGTCCGGCTCCTGCTTATAAGCTGAATCGGTAATAGAAAGTCCCTTTATAATTTGCCCTGCCAGTATTGTTAATTCCATGCCACCATAACTGTCTGTTTCAAAGCTGTAGCCCATATCACGAACTGTCGAACCACGTCCCTGTACAAATACAATCCTATTGCCGATTGTAAGTGGCTCGCAATTACTGCAGCCTCTCGTAGTTTGCATTTTGGGTGTGATATTTGTTGGTGTTACAACCTCGCTTCCAGAAACGATCCATTCGTTCCCTTGTGTTAAGACAAGAAGGTCAACAGATGGGATCAAATGTAAAATATCAAACTGTTTTCTACTGATAAATGATGCAGCAATAGCACTGTCGTCCGTTATCGTCCCACTAACCTTCTCCACGCCAAAATTAGGATAATCCCCGCTTTTTGACATCCAAACCATATAAGGCCTTTTGTTATTTCCACCAAAACAAAGTCTGTCTTGAAAAAAGCATACTGTTTTTGGATAGCCGAAATTGCTGTCCCATGCTCCGAAAGCATAAGTAGTTGTACTTTCGGTAGACCCAAACGGCTCATTTACCATTGCCTTAATATTATATTCATCGATATAGCTAATTATTTTTGCTGTACCATCTTTAGTATAAGGAAGAGCGGTTAGTGTTACAGTCAAATCACCGCTCGTTATAGACGCCTCTATTCTCAAATAGGTAGTGTCTGTTACTGTCCCGCTTTCAGTAGGATTAAAATTGTTTGTGCTTGAATATTTACGGTATTCTTTCCATGTAGTACCATCTTCACTTTTTTGTATTTGGAAACTTCCGGTCCAGGAACCGCCAGAAATAACTTTCCAACTTTCTCCCACTACAACAGCGCCAGTAGTTCCAGTAGCATTGTCCTTCAAATTCAATTCTACTGAAAAAGATTCTACCTCGTGCGTCAGCCTGATGTTACCATCAATCAGCCCTTCGTTGAAAATCGGTCTATTGCTTGTAATGGTTACAGTACCTGTTGTGCTGGACGGCGTAACCTTTGGATTATCCTGAAACGCTATAGTAACCCAGCCGTTAGAGCCATCTGTTCCGGAAAGGTTATTTTCATCATAAGCAACACCTTTCTTCCCACCAATGCCACCATTACCATAGTTGGTTCCGTCGCTTCCGTTCTTTGCACCATGTTCTTCCGAATACGCTGCAGTAGCCCCACCACCACCTTGAGCTACCCAACCAAAAGCGCTGCTGCTTCCACCGTTGCCACCAGCATTACCGTAACCAGCTCCATAATGCACAGCACCACCTTTGCCACCAGCTCCCACAGTTACAGGGAAACTATCACCTTCGGTCAAATCCATCTCAAAACTGTAAAAACCACCACGACCACCTGTGCCACCTGAACTTTGCTTATCACTTGCTTTTCTGGCTACACCACTGCCGCCACCACCGCCACCAGCTACTTCTATTGTATAACGGCCATCTTTCGGGACTGTATACGTATAATTGCCAGGCGCCGTGTAAACAGTACTCTCAACCAAATCCATAGTTACCTCATCTTCAAAATAAGCATGAGTAATTTCAAAATCGCCAAACTTCCAATCATCTTCGCTATATCTAGCCAGTTGTTTTACCGGATAATTCCCGCTTGTGATATATATAACATCTGCTGACTGAGCAAATCTCAATTTTTCCAAATCAGCTTCTGTAAAAGGCGTTACTATTTCTATCCCTAAATACTTCCCATTTCTGTGGATCCGAATATACTGATCGCCTATTTCAAGCAGATAATTAATATCATCAGTAAAATTAAATCCAGCCAGAATACACCTTTTATCAGCATATTTGGTAGCAATGCAGTAAACCGTACCACTACGACGATACGCAGGACCATAAGGACGAATATAACAATTTTCAGCAGTCAAAAGAGCATATTGATATTTATCCAAATCGACACGATTAGCAACAGCATTAGATATCTCACCTGCAGTAAATGCAGGCTGCAGTACATAAAAAGGATTCGGTCCGCTTCCTCTAGCCATAATATCACATCCTCGCAGCGAAATAATTGTCAGGGTAATCCAGCTTATCCTGACGTTCAGCTGCTGTGGTATATTTTGCTCTGCTTAATGCAGCCTGTGCCAGCTGATACTGTGTTTGTTGGATAGTTCCATTACCATTTAACTGCAAGCAAATATTAAAGGCCAGCATTCTTGCCAGCGCCTCTGTAAAATCCGAGCTAAAAAGTTCTGCATTTTCTGCATCATAAGTATACTCTAAATATGCCTGATATACGTTGCAGCCGATAGCCTGCGTATTGTCGTTAACCAAGAACAAATCATACTTGTCCCTCTCTAAACTGCTTACATTTTCTTTTTCATTAAATATGCGCCTTGCACATACACATTTCTCTGGATATGCATACACATACTTCCAATCAGGATTTAAAGCATCCAGTTCTGCAAGTCTGATAATCCTCTTAGCAAATCCCCAACTGTATTCTCGCAATAGTTCTTTTCTGCTATGGTCATAAAACAACTTACACTGCCTTGCAAGTTCGTTATTCTCATCAATAGAAGAAATGCGGCCTTTGGCTAAATAAGCCAAGGCCATATTACAAATATCTGTATTATTCATCACGGAAACACCTCCATGTTATTTTCCTCTTTATTAAAATAGGGACGCCTTTAAGACGTCCCTAAGTGCTTGTACATAGCCGTCACATGACTATATAGGTGTTATTTAATATTTTCTCTAATAAGCCTGATTAAATCTTGTTTGCTGGCATTTACCGGATATTTAATATCAGCATTATAGAGCTTAACTCTCAATTCATTGGCTGACATATCTTCAAGCCTTCTGCCAGGTATAACCGTCTTGCCGTTACTATATAAAATCATTTAAAATCAACATCCACAGCAAGAGCTGCAACAATTTTAGCAGCCGTTGCATTAGTAGGAGTACTGGATTCACTGGCCTTAATGCGCAGATATTTTTTTACTCCCAAAGGCACCTTAGCTCTCACAGGTGCCTTTTCGTCAAGTGTAAAACTTCCCAGTGCTACAGCCTCGCTGAACTCCTCATCATCAGCAGTCTCCAATGTCAAAGCAACGCTGCCGCTTTCAAGCTTCGGCCCTACATAAAGCCACATCGGATTAATGCTGTCACCGCCACCCATAGCGATAACATCACCGAGAACACCATCAACTAATTCTGCAGCAGGTTTCTCAAAGAAAATATTTTCCTTGTCTAATCTCATTATTCTTCACTCCTTATGCTTCAATTTTAGCTTCGTCTTCACGAATGCAGTCAAGTTTACGCACACGCATGCCATCTACATTTAATACTTTAATGCCATTAGCCAGCGTTTCCATCTCAACATGGACATTATTTTTATCGATCAAGCACAACTTGAACAGCGTATACATGCTGCGAGAGCAGTACATCATAACACTGTCAGGGTTTCTCAGTCGGTCATGGACCCGAATAACATTTTCAATAATCTTCTGTTTTTGAGCAGAAGTTGCAGATGCAAACTGTGCTGCATCAATATTACGAATAGCTCCGACAGCTCTGTAATCGCGAATAGTCAGCCCTACATTCCAGGTCCATTTCGTAATCATTGCTTCAAATTCAGTTCCATCATCTGCCATGGTAGTTTGTTGTCCCAGATCTTCTTTTTTCAGACCAGCGCTGCCATTTTTAGGGAACACGCCAGAACAGGTACGCTCACCCCAGTTTACGAAGTAAATAGAGGTATTCTTAGAACCACCGCCAGCATTAAGAGTAGTATAACCCTCAGCTGTCGGATCATCACCATTGCCAAAATAACGATGTCTGATATCGAATCCGTTAAATTCATCCGGAACCTCGCTAAGTCCGCCATAAATAACATCTTTAGCAATACGGTCGCCAAAGCCAGCTACAAATGCTAAATCTTCACTGTAGCGAAAAGCAGCAGGGTCATTCTGCAAACGCAAAAGCTCTACGTCCATCTTATTACGGTTTTCGTATAAAGTAGTCGTATCGTTGATTTGCTTTACCCCACTCTTTTTATAAGGAACACCGGTATTAATACGGCGGATAGAAGGTTCAGGAACTTTTGTACGCTGAGTAGTCACGATGCCAGTAGGAAGATTTCCTTCCATAAAGGTCATTTCTTCTAAAATTGGATTGGATTGAGATAAGACTTCAATGATATCATCTACATTCCCAGATGGATCGAGTCTACCTCTCCAGTCAGCCAAAGTATAAGCTAGTTGATTTAAAACTGCCATTATTCATTCATCCTCTCTTATTTTAATTTAGTAAAATCTGTTTTGTCATAGAATTTTTCAAGACTATTCCTCTGTGCAACAGGAGCACCAACACCTTTGCCAGGATCGCTTTCCAACAGCCTTCCGAGCATAGAAAAAGCGCGGATAACTTCAATTCTGTTACCTGCGCCTGTTTCGTTTAATGCCTGTCTGATACCCGGAACAGCTTTCTCTACATGTTCCACCGCAAGACCGCAAAGATTGATTGTACTATCAAACTCTGTTCCGAGCTCTTTTTTTGCCGTCTCGCCCCAGTTTTGGATTTCTGCATTTCGCTGTTCGATAACAGCGGTCATAGCAGCTTCTGCAATACCCTTCCCCCACTCACCGCCATACTTAACGATAGCGTTCGCCTGCTCGTTGTTAAGTCCCATATCCTTAATAACCTCTACAAACTTATCGCTTTCTTCCTGGCTGAACTCAAAATCCCCCATAGCGGAAACAGTTTCTTTAAAGTCATAAGCGATCTGTTCAGCGTTTTCCTGAGATTGGGTTTCTGCTTTACCCCCAAGAAGGGTATCCTGAGATTGTGTTTCATGCTGTGTGTCCTCTTGCTGCTCAACTGTTTCTGTGCCCTGCGTGTTATCGTTGGCACTTGTGTTGATTTCATCTTCCATTATTCATCGTCTCCTTCCAATTGTTCGGCAACTATTTTCTGTGCCTTGATTTGAGTATTTATATATTCAAGCTCAGCTTTTTGTTTGAGCTTTACTCCAGTGATACCAAGATTTTGAATATCGTTTAGGATCAATAAACCAACTTTTCGCATGCCCTCGTTATAAAAGGTCTGCGAATTACCAGTGAAGTTATCCGCATTAACTTTTGTTTTGTCCAGCAACCGCATTAAAAACCAGCGTCCGCTTTCGCTATTTAAGATGGTCAGCAGCGCATCTTGATCGCGTTTTTGAAGTTCTCTATAGAAAAACTCCTGCAATTTTGCTTGCCTGCTGTTTTGGTCTGTAATCGACTTATACACCACCTGCACCACCTCCCATACCAAGCCAAGCTGCCATTGCCGGATTTCCGTCATTTGCAGCCTCAGTCATGTTTTTTGCAGCCTGCGCTGCCGGTGCTGCTGCCTGCATAAGAGCCATTGCTTCCTGTGCCTGCTGCTGCTCTTGTAACGCCTGCTGCTCCTGCTCAATGAGCTTTTTAACGTCATCATCACTACGTTGCATAGCGGCAGGAGCGCCAAGCATTTCAAAATATTTGGACAAAGTTCCAATAGGATCAACTTTTTTTAGCACCTCTGGCCAAGCCTGCGCCATCTGCAGCGTAGTAGCAAGAGCCTGCTCAATATTAACAAGCCCACTCATTTTCTGTGCCTGTGCCAGCGGAGAAATATACTCAATTTTGATATCCTCATTACTTATGCGGTCCTGAATTTCAGGCGGTATCGGAGGGAAAGCTCCTGCTCTTTCAAGGATGTTATATATCCTTACAATGATTGGCGTTAGAAACTCATCCTGCAGACGTTCCACCACAGGACCAAGTTGTTGTAATTTTTCCTGTGTGCGCTCCATAACCTCACGTGCTGTCATCTGCCCGTTATCTACACTATCCAGCATCAAGAACAAATCTGCACTATAATGCCTTTTGATTGCATCCTCCGTGCGAATGATCTCCTGTGAAGCATGGTCAATATCTAAATTGATCTGGAATAGCGGCTGAACAAACTGCTGTGTCTGATCGTCTACAGCGGTCATTCCTCCAGGGATAAGATTGATACCACCATTGTTCAGCAGCGAAGCCGGGCCTTTCATCGGTGGCTTAACTCCAAGTTCAATGGCTGTCAGCAAGTCTTTTTTCATCATTTGAAGAGACTTACTGTCACCTTCGGCGAACCACCCTGGTCCTTTGGCATACGGCTCAAGACCATTGACGAGATACCTTGCAACTGGTATAGCCCATTCTTCGAATCCACCTACATATAGAAATTCATTATCCTGTGACTTATCAAGCCAATAAACTGACCTATAAGGCATATTCAACCTATCCATATATCCTGGAAGCCGTTTGTCATTTGGTTCTACAAGCCAATTTACAGTATGTTTTTTATCAAGTCCGGTGCCATTGGCTACCTGCTGCTGCAGATGTTGCGGCAAACTTTCACTGCCGAAACAATCTACAATCTGTGATAATGTCATTTCATACTTGCGTGCGAATGTCTGTACTTTTCCAAACCCATCTACACCAAGCGCATAAGTCCCTATAGTCATAGGAACGCATCTAATGCCTGTATTTGGGTCATAAAAAATTGCCATTGGGCATTGTCCAAATGGCAATTCAAGATATACTGAATGTATGCTGTTATAAAAATTACTTTTTGAAAGCACCGCGGCTACAATTTCCTGCCTTATGTCCAGTACTCTTGTAGCTTCAATATCGCCACTCATAGCGCTATTGCTAAAGCCTAATTTGAACCACTGGCGACTAGGCGGAGTTAAACCACTCATTACGCCTGCAGCAAATATTTGTGCAGCCAGCCATGCAACCCCCTGGGCTATTTTCAAATCACGTCTGCGGGCAGGATTAGTTTTGTCAGCCGTATTATCAAATTCACCTATAAACGGCAGCTGATAATCTCTAATCTCTTTCCAACGGATTTCATAATCAAGCCGTTTTTCATAAAGATCTCGCATCTTTCTAACTAATTTTCTTTTTTCTGGCCAGTGGCTTTTTAAAGATGGTCCGTCTGACGGGTGCGTTTCCGCAGGCGCTCGTGCCGCAATTGTTTCAATTTCTTTCTGCTTTACTTTAGCTTTAGCCATTTTCAAACTCCTAACCTAAAGTTTTTCTTCCAGAACTGCTGCCTGCAATAGTATTACGATCAGTAGACACTTGAGTGGAAGCAAACCCGCGCCTTTTATTTTTCTTTGCCGGATCTGTTTCTGTTCCAGTCTCTGTACTGGTCACTGTCGTAGGAGCCGGAGGCGTTTCAACAACCTCAGGCATTCTAATACTGCCACCACCAAATACTTTCTTGAAAATTCCCATTGTTATCGCTCCTTAAAATATCGAATATTCTGTATTACACATCATCTTACGTCCATACCCAGGATCACCCGGTTTTAACCTTGGATAAACAGGCCTTGCAAAAGTCAGAGCAAGACCATCTGCAAGATCGGGGCTTTTACCAATCTTTTCCTTAATTTCTTCTTTAGGCTGTAAGATGATTTTGCCACGTTTACTAAACTTGTACTCTACGATACTAAGTTCGCTTTTTAATTCCGGCATATCAGGTATAGCGCCGCCAGACTTGAGCCATTCAAGCATCTTAAAATACATCTCAGCACGTATATTTTCAAAACGCTGTTCATGCAGTGCGTTGCCCTGAAAGTAGACTTCACTGATATTGTTGTACCCCAACTGCCTAATGCGATCTATAACTCCAGCACCCATGACTCCAGCGTCAATAAAAGTCATATCGGCCTTATATCTGATTATCGCATCAATAACTCTTGCCGCCATATCCATAGTGTCCAGACCTTTGTAAACTAAAGGCTCATCTACCCATAGTCCCTGTCTCTTAAAAATAGTAGATCTGTCATCACCATATCTGGCTATATCAACGCCAAGAATAACTGGAGCTCCCTGCACGTCTTTTTCTTGAAGCAATCTGTGTGCTGCCTCTGTAACTAAATCAATAGGGATGACGACATTACTAGCCGATGCAGTAAAATCACAATAAAGCTCCTGACGTATTTCTATATCCGTCATATCTTCCATCATCGACTTAAGCTCTGCTTCATCCAACACACCGCTTTCATCAGCTCTATAAAGGCAGGTAAACCATTCTTCGCTGCGTTGCGCTCTTTGGTATATCTCATAGAACTGATTCTGCCCTTTAGGTGTTCCGATAAAATAAGCGAAGCCCTTGCGGTCAGCTAACGCCGGCCGTATTACTTCGCCCCATAGTTCAGGCTTTATTTGAGCATATTCGTCAAGCACAACGCCGTCCCAGTAAGTACCGCGCAACGCATCAGGCTTATCCGCGCCTATAATATATATCCTTGCCCCAACAGCATTTTTATGCTTTGACGGCAGTTCTATAAACAGATCGCTTTCATTTACCTTTCTACCGGGAATCGCGCTTGTGTAATACTTCAAATAGTTCCATGCAATCATCTTAGCCTGATTCCTAAACGGCGCTACATATGCGAACTGAGGGCTTATAAGCGTATTTTTGATAGCACTCTTAGTCAGCTCATTTATCATTCCTACAGTCTTACCATAACGTCTGTGGGCTACTATAACGGCGAAACGATATTTATCAAGGGCAGGATGAATTATGTCTTTCCAAAGAGGTCTTGGTTTGTATGGTATAGTTATTACTTTCAACCATCATCACCAGCCCAACGAAAAGTAATTGGTTCACCATCTTTACCACTAACCTCGCGCTTCTCTACAAATGCTGCTATCGATTTACCATATAGCTCAGATGCTTTAAGCCTATTATTCATGCGCTCTTCTTTATCGTCTATAACTTCTAACCAGAACTTTCTTAATTTGCTAAGTTCATCTATGATATTCTTCTGTTCATCTGCAATTTTTTCTTCAGTAACCGTTTGAAGTTCCGTTACCCTGTCAACAATGTGCTGCTTTGTTAACAGTCTTGACGCAGCCTGCCTTGCGCTTTTTGCTGAATACCCTGCATCAATGGCTGCCTGTTCCTGTGTTTTACCACCTACAGCCATAAGCCTACAAAACTTCTCCTGTCTTGGATCTTTTAGCGCAGCCATCTGTTATCACCACCTTTGTAAATAAAAAAGCACCTAACCGAAGTTAAGTGCCTTTATATTAAGTTATATGCTAAATTCTGATATATATTACCGTGTTTTATCGGCTTTTTAAGACTAAATTATTTGTGTAAGTTAAGTGGCTATTATTAAGTTATCGATACCACTGAAGTTTGATTTGCATCTTCTATAAAGCGATCCGCGCTCTCTTCCTTTTCTAATTCTACCCACTCGGCAACGGCAAAATCACCATCGCCAGGTACTACTATCAGTGCATCTTGAGGCATTTCCTTGAGCTTTTCTATTAGTTCTTTTACTAACATTTAATCACACTCCAATAAATAAGCCGCTGTATTACCCCAACGGCAGGGCTGGCAGTTGCCGGATTACCCAAACAACACACGCACCTTTAAGCGTGGATAGGTGTTCCCCATCTATGCCGTACCCGTGGCAGGGCTCGAACCTGCGACCACTGATTAAAAGTCAATCGCTCTTGCCATCTGAGCTACACGGGCAGTGTCCAAGTGCTAAACTTGAACATTTCACCTTTGCATGTTATCCCGTTACTAGGCTTCCATGCGATGTTTTGACACTACCAATGCGACTGCTGCTAGCCGCACGGTAGGGGCTATGGGTAGTTATCCGCATCATTCATACGATAAATTGCAGCTATCATATGCCATCATACGGCGAACACCATAGCCAAATATATGCACATACGGTTTATCACTTGCTCGGATAGTGAGCGGATTACTGCGTATGGCTTTATTGTAAGCCCACTTACTTACAATACTATTTTAACTCATTAAAACAGGTAATATGTCGGAAACTTTTTTATTTTATCAAACCTTTTTTCAATGCCAAACCAACAGCATCTCGGAGAAACTCCTTACGAAATTCATAACAGGTATCTCTATTTACGCCGGTTAATTCTGCAATTATTTTCATCGGCTTCCTTTTTTCATATTTTTGATACATAACTTTACCAGTAAGCTGATTCTCATGTATCTTATAGGTTTCTGCGACAACTTCAAGCCATAGCTCCGGGTTCATTATTATCGACTGATATGGTCCATATCCAAACGATATCATACGTACTGGCTCAATGTTTTTTAATGCTGCTGTTTCTGTTGGATTACTAATAAAAGCATGACCCCCACCGCCCGTATGCCCTTTCCTTGCAGTACGTTGCTCTTTTTCTTCATCAACAACTTTTTGTATTTGCTTACGATCCCAAAAGTACCGCTCTACATGCTTAATATACTGTTCTATTAGCATATCAGTCTCCTTCTAGCTTTTCTTTGTGCATCTCTGGTTTATTGTTAAAATACTAAATCGCCTTAAAGCAACAATGAAAATAAAGGTTAATATCCAATGTTCGTATGTAAATTCAAATATCCATTTTATTAGATCAGGATAATTCATGTCTTCACTCCTTAATCATTACATATAGCCTGACCGTCCATAATAGCCCCGCAATTCCAGCAATATTTCTGTTCTTCCTCGGGTATAAAGTCAAAGTGTCCATCGGTTGCAGCAGATTCACCACATACAGTACAGCAGCCATTTTTCCAACATCCTTGCTTACGTTCCTCTACTGCAGGGGCTTCGTTTAAAATTTCTATCATTATTTTGGCAATCATCATAGAATCATAAGACCATTTTGGATTATTCATATCAGCAATTTTTTCTAATTTTGCTTTCAAAACTTTTCTATCTATCAATTCCATATTATTCACCTTCCATTTTTGCGCCGCAGTTCGGGCAGTATTTGTATATTTCGTGCGGCATACCGTAATTTTGACCGCATATACTGCAATAACCAGTTTTCTCAAGCAAATAAGGTTCAATTCTCCAGTATCCGTGCCTTCGTTCTTCTATAATAGGTTCTTGATCTAAAATTTCCAGCATTTTATTTGCCATAATCATTTTGTTATAAGACCAATCAGCCCTATTCATGTCCATGCATAACATTAATTTAGCTTCTAAAGCATCTTTGCTAATCAATTCCATAATCTATTCGCGCTCCTGACCTTAGCTATAAATTCAGACGGTCTACCAAAACTGTATTTCTTACTGGGGTTACAGTTACCACAAATAAAACTTCCTAGATGTTTGCACTCGTGGCACCAGCCTACGTACTTTATTTCAGGCTTTTTCATAATTTATTTCTCCCTTGTTGACGTTCAAGTTGCTCCATTAGTTGAGACAGCCACTTCACTTTCGCTCCACGTTTTGATCTGTATTCTTCCATTCGACAATATACATTCCATCGATAAGCATAATCATAACCATGTTTTTTATAAATTTTGAACGCCCTTTTTATTTGACGAGCTTTGTATTCTTTCATCTACTTCACCGCCTTCGCTGATTAAAATAAGTTTCAAACAAATTTATTCTCTCATCAAACCTATTTATAAGTCGGCCAATCTCTTGTACGGATCCGGCATCAGCATCATACATCAATCGCAAATAAAATTTACTCAAAGCTAATATTGATCTTTTTTTACAAATTTGGCACTCTGCCGTAATTTGATAGTACATAGGATATTCTATGGTTCTCAACTTCAAGAAATCTATACATCTATGTTCCACTACTCCACCGCCTTAGTCGCAGACATATTTTTTATTAACATACGCTTTGATATCTGCAGGATCAAATGCTCTGTCACATTTTGGGCAGCAAGGAAACATAGTGTTCTCGCCACGCCCCATATTCTTCTCCATATTCTTCAAAGCAACTCTATATGGCTTGTAGCTATGTGCTATTTTCCAAAAACGTCTAGCCCTTTCCATATATCTACTCCACTCACGTTTTTTCTGTTCCTCAAAAATTGCAACTATGACCATTGCTGCAAACGGATCTACAATAGCACCGCATCGGTCGCAAAATATTAAATGACTTTCTTCATCTATAGAAAGTTGTGGGCGAACGCAATTAATGCCGCCATATCTATTATCTTTATAGCATTTGCAGGCCGAAAAAAACTTCTTTTTCGATACCATGCCTACAAGACTTTTAATTTTCTCCATTACTCCACCGCCTTAAACTTCTCTAAAGTCAATGTCCGGGTAACGATATAGCAGCATCTTCTTTTTGATCAGATACACCTGCGTCCGCATCCCTTTCGTGTCGACGTAATATATATGCCCGTCAGCTTCTGTTACCTTGAAATCTGCCTTGTAAATAATCGGCCTTATCTTTTTACCTGCGACCTCGTAGCCAGGCTGTAAAACAAATTTTGGCTGTAATTCAATGCTTTTTACTGCACCGGTACGCTGCTGCCAAAGTAAATCCTCATAATATTTTGCTTCTTTCCTGCTATCAAAGCGAATCCCGTCAACCTCAGTTATTGCATTGCCATATTTCAGCACAGGTACAGCCCCGGGTAAATTCGCCGGCGCCGTTACGCTGTCCGAACGAATTTTACTTACAAGGTGTGCCGGCAGTTCATTCCACGTCGTCATTTATTACTACCGCCGATAACATAATTTCTAGAGCTTTCTTCTCTCGCCTTAACCGGGCATTTTTACCGCCGAGCTGACTATTTTTCCGACGCAGATGTTTGAGTTCCGTCAAAGCCTGCAGAAGTACTGACTTTAATACCGGTATATATTGATCCTCCGGCTCATCTTTAATCATTGCCATCATGGCTTTTATATCCAAGGATTTCACATTTAACCACTCCAAACTTATATTTAAAAGGCCGCCCCCCTACGGGCTAATCACCTCCGCAGGGGTATACTTCCCTTTATGCTTGTATATAGTTAGTATGCGCGGCCGTTTTAACTTATCGCCAGATCTGCCACTCTACAAAAACCTCAGCTAAAGCACAACCGAGCTGCCATAGGAAACCTGCAGCAAAGATAAATAATAATGTGTATACTGTTTCACGCTTAGTCATTGTGCTTCAGTCCCTTCATGACTTATACTAATATCTTCCAAAAATCTCAAATTCTTGAAGTTTTGAATTGTCTCCCGTGCCTTCACGGCCCGTGTATCATCGGACCACATCAAGCAGCTCGGGCAAATATGCACCTCAAAATATCGACCTCTGTTTACGTGACTACCCGCCGTTGTATCCTTATGGCATATATCGCAATTCATGATCTCACCTCAAAATGGTTCTGACTTATTAGTGTTCAGCTTGTCAAAATGTTCTTCGCCTAAAATCTGTAGTTCTGCCATATCTGCAGCAAGGTTATACATTTTTGCGTGCTTATTATTTCCATGTGTATCGGTAACCTTAGCTCTAAATTCGGCAATAGTCCCTAAGAAACAACCACAAGACACTGTTATACCTTTGTCTTTATTTTTGAAAAATGTCGTAAAACTAAATCTACTACCAATGCGACCGATCAATAAATAGTCAGCGTTGCCGCACACCTCAGCGTTGCCGTACACCCTAGCGTTGTCGCACACCCAAGCGTCGCCGTACACCCAAGCGTCGCCGTACACCTCAGCGTCGCCGCACACCCTAGCGTTGTCGCACACCCAAGCGTCGCCGTACACCCTAGCGTCGCCGTACACCCAAGCGTCGCCGTACACCCAAGCGTCGCCATCTTGCGCTAAGTTATCTTCTTTTTCCACATATCCACCAAGTTCACCAGCTTCAACACTTCCAAAGCTAATTAAAGCCTTAATCCTAAATAATTTCTTGCCCCATTTTTCTATAAACTCTGCTGTCAACTCATACTTTTTCATAGTTACCGCTCCTTTAAACTTTAGCTAAATCACCTTGACGACGTGCTGACCGTTTTGGTACTACATCAGGCACTAACGGATGATATTTATAACACCGCTCACGATCAGCAACCACATAAGTAAATCCGCTTTCTTTGTCTACTCTCAAAAACGGTTGATGTCCGCTGTATGGGCAATCAACAGTGTTAATACATTCAGCGCATTTTCGTTCAACGTCTGCGATAAAGCTGATATCGTTGTAATTACGCTTTATAAAGCTATCATCGGCATCAGGAAAAATCCTCTTTGCTGCAGCTCTAACTTTATCGCTCACTGGCTGCCTTAGTTCGCCAAATGTTTTACCGGCAGCAAGATCAGCAAACAACTTTTTAACAAACTCGTTTGCCGCTTTAGAATTACGCTCAATAGCCTTCTTCTCTGCGCCGATTTTATTCTGCCGGACTATAGACAGCGCTGTATTGATGTCGAACCACGTTGCCCAGCGCGTATTGTTATTAGCCACCCACTCAACAGCTTCCGCCCAATCATTGACCTGTGTATACTTGTATTGTTCCAACGTTTTAGCCATAAAGTTTTCCCGCTGCACATCATTCATCGGTGGTGGAGTTAAGCCAGCTGCTCGCCATACCACAAACGCAGCCTCTATATCGCCTATATCAAGCATTCAAATCACCTCACCATGCCCATTCTTTTTTCTGCTCTGTAACACGTATCTCATCTTCCCAACGCCTGTCCTGCAAGAATGTTTCAGGGTATGGAATATAAGCCCCGTTGTTCTCTTTCCAACGGCTTGTCTGTTTATACTGCTCAACAGCAGCTATGATTTTTTCGTACAGCTCCACACAAGGATCAACAAGCTTGTTCCACTCGATTTTAGCTACAGGCTTTTTTACCTTCACTGGGTATGCTTCCCAAAATCGGGCAAAATATTCTTCCCGCTCACAATCAGGCGCTTCTTGTTTCTTTTCGTTTTGTTTATTATTAATAATATTATTTATATATACTTTCTTCTCCGCGCGAGATTGTGTTACAGGTTGTGTATCAGTTTGTGTTACAAGTTGTGTTACAGGTTGTGTATCAGTTTGTGTTCGGTATACGATACACAAATCAAATATCTGATAAAAACCTGATCGACTACCTTTGCCGCCCTGGTATGAAATCAGCCCCATCTGAATTAGAGTATTCCTATGCCTACTTAATTCAGTCCGAGAAATTCCACACACCGATTGCAGCATCGTGCTGGACACGGTAAACTCTTTTTGCCAGCCGCCTAAATTGTTAAAGTGCAATAATGCCATATACAAATCAGCAGCTCGGCTATTAAGTTGGTTGAGTAACCGCCAGCTCCAAAACGCATTCATCTGTGCAACGTAGTTCATAATAATCCTTTCAGTCGTCTAAATAATTTCTTCCGATAATCTTCATAAATTCTTCTCTGCTGTGAGTTTCTTCAAACTTGCGTTGACATTCTCTTTTCAGCAGTAAATCTGTTTGCCTATCCTGATGCGGACCGTTCTTCCCCTTATGATATTCAGGGGTAAGCCAAACTTTAAAGCCGTATCTTTCACTGATTTTTCGTAACGGACCAAAGAAACAATGATGCTCCTCAAGTGGCACATTTTGCGCTCCAGATAGGTAACAATATTTTTCTTTCTGTATGATACTCTTAGCCATCTTTAACGCCCCACTCCATGATTAGGTCATCTAATTCTTCCTGCGGCCTAGTTTCTACGCCAATATCTTTTGCCATAGATACCAAACAATCTATAAAACGGCTCATCTCTTTCGTGTCATAAGCACTGCTACCGTAATATACCCTTACATTGCTATAGCCTTTAATGTTCTGACATTCACCAAGCAATTCAGCTATCCAGCCAACACCATTGCTTTGCCAAATTTCAATAGTTCTGTTTACAACGTCAGTTGGCATTGGCCATATTTTGCCGTAACCACATTCCCTGATTGCCTTCCTGTAAACATCTTCCTTGCTGTGAAAGCTCTCTTCTGACAGCTTTTCTGCTATCTTTTGACACAATACCCAAGCGTATTTATTAGCATCGTTAGAACGCCCTTTGCGCCATTGCTTGACCTCTACAACATACTGCTTTTCAGGATCGATTTTATTGATTTCTTCTTCCTCTGATAAAGGGACAGGTACTACTAAATTTATGTACCCTATCCCTTTTAATGTCTGTACCCCTTTAACTGTCAGCTTCATTTTGCTGCTGCCTTTTGACAGTTCATACAAAGTGGTCTGCCAAATTTCTGCACGCTATAATCATGTACTTTTTTGCTAATTTCAACCGTGCATTCTTGACACATCAAAAACTGTGGACCAGTGTTTTCATCAGGGAAAGCAGGCTTTGTTTTGTTGATTGGTGTAGGTGCTTCTACATTATTTGTTGTTTTAGTAGTTGATGGTTCAACAGATTGCCGTCTTTCTCGAACACTATATTTACCATCACAAAAACCACGATACACATCTGCTGCAACACCTATGTTTTTCATAGCATTACCAAGTGCGTCAGTAAGACACATCTTAAAGGCTTCGTCATTTGCCGTAAGTCCAGTTTTATATTTTTGAACAATGAAGTCGCCCCCACAACCAATGATAGGTTCGCTCCAACTCTCACCGTTTTTTATAAACAAAGCTACAGTCATATACAGTAATATTTGTTTATCCTCTAATGGATATATAGTCTTATCTAAAATTTCAAATTTCCACCCAATACCACACAAGCCAAACTGAGCAGTAATAGCTTCAATCTTCCATTGTGGGTTTATATCACTTTTTCCCCTTAGATTACCTGCTTGAATTATTTTCAATGCATCTTCAGGCGGTTTTGATAAAGCTTTATATATATCAACCATGTGTATCGCACCTCACTTAATCTGCATATTCATTCGTTCTATAAGTTGTGCTCCGCCTACTACTTCGCCAGCCTTAATAGCTTTTTTAATTGCTGTCTTGTCAGCTGAAATAGTAGTTTTAATGTACTCTGGGGAAATTTTATCAATGTCCAGGACTTCGATTGCTTCACTTTTCCTATACGTTACAGCAACCTTTGATGTACTGAAAGTCTCTCCATTAAGACTAGAAGCAACATATTCCTGTAACCATATTGCTTTATTGTTTAGGCTACGTTTCCTGTCAGCCAGCTTTTTCATTTCGACATCAATAGCGTCAGCTTCAGCAAGTTTATTTTTTATTACCAAAAGACAACCTTCTATTTTTTCAGCCCTATCCATCTGCAGCTTATCAATATCCTCGGCAGTTAATATCTCACCCGTTTCAGTATCTACCATTCTTTCAGTGTCAAGTTCTAGTAACCGTTCTAATTGTTGATCAATTTCATAAAGTTTCATATTTACACGCCCCAATCTTCAATTTTATTTTCAATCGTATTTGCACTGTTTTTAATCCATTTCAGCAAAACATTTACTTTAGCTTCGCTTCCGTCCAAATCATCTGTGTTATTCAGATTTTCCTGCATTGCATCTAATTCATATCTAATCGAATATACTAAATCATCAAAATTATCCATGCTTGCAATCCTCCAATTCTTTTGCTAAAATGAAGGTGGACGCTAAACTTCGTAAAATTTACATGTCCACCCTGAGCTATCGAAGCTGCTACTTCGGTAGCTCTTTTTCTTTTGTTTTGTCATAAACGCTCCTCCTAAACTAAATCAGATACTTCACAGTTCATTGCTGCTGCAATTTTCCTGAGCGTGGATAATGTCACATCTTTACCGTTTTCAATATCAATTAGATTTTTATACCAAACACCACTGGCTTTAGAAACTTGACTTCTTGACAAGCCTTTCTGTTCACGAATTTGTTTAATTTTGTTCATCTTGAATACTCTCCTTGCTGTGGTACAATTACTATATATGGAGGTGATATTATGAAAATGATTGCTGTAGATTCATCAAACGTTGAATGTATTGGTTATGAGAATGGAGTAATTGAAGTTCATTTTCACAACGGATATGCTTATCGCTATCCAAACTGTACCGAAGATTTGTTCAACAAGTTTCTTGCTTCCCCATCTAAAGGGCAGTTTGTCCACAATGTTTTAAAAGGACGCGGTGAAACTCGCATTCGTTAATCCCACTCATCATCAAAAGGAACTTGAATATCTGTGCTCAAAATCTCAACACTTGCGCCTGTGACTATTGCCGTAGTCATGGGCGTATGGTGTTTTCTGATGTATTCTACTAATGGTCTTGCAGCTTCTTCTAATGTTTTAGCTTCTTGCTTGATATTTTCGTTCATGTTTTTTCTCCTATCTTCGCTCATCTCAACACCCCTACTGTCACTACAGCAGCCATAATAGCTACGTATGTTCCAATAAATATTGCAGTAGTCGCTACGGTAAAATCTCTAATCATAAGCCTGCCACCTGCCCCATAGCGTAACCAATGTCATATATCAGCTTAACTACTATTGCTATAGACAAAGCTGTTAATGCCCATACACACGGCTGCTCATTAATACTCTCTTTCATTACTACTGCTATTCCTGCTGCTTTGATTAGTGACCTCATAATTAAACCTCCTATAAAGCCTTTAGAGCTGCTTCAAAATCAAATTTTTTCTTCGCTATACCCCTCTAATATTTCAGGGCTATTAACTCTTCTGGTGTAAGCCCCATATAATCACAAAATTGTGCAGCACTAATATGATAGGAATAACGACTTTCACTAACTTTTACGGCAGTTCCAAATGGAAGTAATTTTCTTTGTAATCCAATACGGACAAATTGTTCTGATTTTCCCATGATTTTTGCTGCTGTTGGAACTTTGATACTTAACATGGTTAGTCTCCTTTCTGTTTACTTTTAGTAGCGATAGAGGGCAAAAAAATATTGTCCTCATCAACCGAGTAAAGTCTGCACAATGCATCAAAATTACCCTTGTCAATCGATGTTTTACCCTTCTCCCAATTTATTATAGTAACTTTACTTTTCTTTAACATTGCTGCTACAGCCTCCTGAGTTAATCCTGCGTTTATTCGTGCAGCTTTTAGCGATATTTTCAATGTCATTTATTACACCACCTTTCATGTCTTTATTATAGTTTACTTTAAGTAGCGTGTCAACACTTTCCGTAAACTTTTTTAATAAAAAGTGTTGAGTTTTTGTTTCTAAAAGTGTTATAATTTAACCAGAGGTGATAAAAATGGAATTATACAGACAGATCTTTAGCGATAATCTAAAAAGACTTTTAGATATAAACAACGAAACTCAAACAGAATTGGCTCAGTCCTTAAATATAAATCGTTCGGTCGTTTCTTCTTGGTTGTTAGGAACCAGGTTTCCACGAATGAATACTGTTGAAGAAATAGCTTCTCACTTTGGAGTGCAAAAATCTGATTTATTAGAAAAGAAAAATTATAATATTTCTGATTCTCCATTCCAATATCCATTCATTCCTGACGCTGTAGCAGCAGGTATACCATGCACAATAGAAGGGCGAAAGGAATTACCAACGATAGGTATTTCTGACGCTATCATGGGCAAATATGCAGGTAATAAACATATTTTAATCATGCGTGTTAATGGCGAAAGTATGAATAATGTTATACCTAGTGGTTCTTTTATTGCTGTAAAAACAGATATAGAAGTAAAAAATTTAAAAGATGGCGATCTGGTTGTATTTGGTAAAGAACATGAATATAGTCTAAAACGATTTTATGATGCAAACGATAGAATAATATTCAAACCTGATTCCAGCGATCCACGTTTTACAGATCATGTGTATAACAAAAATGATAGTGTATTTATTGTGGGTAGAGTTGTATTATCAATCAGAAACTATGAATAACCATATAAAACAAAATACCCCAGCCATTAAGCTGGGGTATTATAGTATAGGAGTGAAAAAATGCGACTACCAAATGGTTATGGCAGTATAACAAAATTATCTGGGAAAAGACGCAAGCCTTTTATGGTTCGCATAACGACTGGTTACGATAACGAAGGTAAACAGCTAATGTCTGTGTTAGGATATTATACTACACGTAACGAAGCTCTTGCTATGCTGGCCGAGTATAACAAAAATCCATATAATCCGATTGCTCGTAAAACAACTTTCAAGGAAATTTATGAATCTTTTTGTAATGAGAAATATATAAGCAAAGATATTAAAATACCACATGCTTATACTTCTTCTTTTGCATGGTGTACTCCAGTTCATTACATGGCATTTCCAGATATAAAACTATCTGCAATGCAGAAAATAGTTGATGATTGTAATAAAAGTAGGGCTACAAAAAAGAATATAAAAATACTTTTTAATCGACTATCTAATTATTGTTTAGCCAATGATGTAATTGATAAAAATTACGCTTCTCTTATTGAGCTCCCTCCTGATATAAAAAGTGAAGTACACAAACCATTTACAACAGAAGAACTTAATATGTTATGGCTTCACGCAGACGATATTAATATCCAAATTGTGCTCATACTATGTTATACCGGAATGCGTCCTACAGAGTTAATGACACTAAAGCATAGTAACGTCCATCTTGACGAAAGATATATGTTAGGCGGAATAAAAACCAAAGCTGGCAAAGACAGGGTTATTCCTATAGCACAAAAAATATTCCCATTTATCAAAAGGCTGTATGAACAAAATAACGACTACCTTTTAACTTATGAAAATAAAAAAGTAGAGTATGATACTTTCAGAAGGAAATTATTTGCTCCAGCAATGAAGCTTGTAGAACTAAAGCACTACCCCCATGATGGACGCCATACCTGTGCAACACTTTTGGATAATGCTCAAGTCCCAGATAAAATTATCAAAAAAATACTTGGACACGCTACTACCGATATCACCGAAAAAGTTTACACTCATAAGACAATTCGGCAACTTGTAGACGCTATAAATCAAATTTAA